GTTGCGCTGTCAATGCGATACCATCCGCGGATATACTCCGCTCTGTCCTGATTATGGAAGTCCACATATATCGGTGTGCCGCCTCTCGCTCTGATGTCGCCTTGCACACCGCTCACGCTGAACGTGGTCTTTAGGTTCACGTTGTCGTTATAAATGGTCTCTGCTTTCTTTTGGCCGTCCTCATCCTTGTTTAACTTCTCATAGTATTGAATCCGACCATACTGTTTGACACGATTATCATCCTTGACGATATATTCCTTCGGCTTGTCCTTGTCATCCGTCTCCTGAACAACCTTGACCACCGTATAGCTATCACTTAAATCCTCGGTATATCGGAAATCCTCAATAAATCCTTGCGATATAAACGATGTCGTGATGACCATTTTGTCCTCTCGCTGTAAAGTGATTGAACCAAAGTCATCCCAAAGGTGATAGCGGACACCCGTGTTGTCCCGTGTTAAATCAATGGCGTTAATCATCATATCGAGCAAGCTAACGTTGTCCTCAACCCGTTCAGGTATTTTGTATTTTGTGTCATCAATCAGCGGATTATCAACCACATGGATGCCGTAATCATCGCATAGATTTAACAACAACTCTTTCGCCGTCTTGTCCTTATACGTCCGACTATCCTTTGAGAGCTGCATATAAATCATCTGGTCGTAAGCGGTGATGTCGCAGTTAAATCCATGCTTCTCCGTCTTAAAGATATATCCCTTGAATTGATTATGACCGCCGTTGATTTTCATGTAAATCAGGTTGCCAACTTCAGGTGTCACCGCGTCTCTTTTGATGGTCAGCGACAAGCATGAAGGCGCGTTGGTTGACCGTGATAGCGTCACCTCACCGATAACCGCCGCTTCATAGGTCTTGCCGTTCTGCTGAAAATATATCTTAATCTCGTCATCATAGACACGCCTTCCCGTCTCGTTATACCATCGTGTGAATGAATCAAGCGCTTCGGGCTGTTGCGTGGTTATCTGAATCGCTTCGGCTCTTCGGCTCTCGCCTGTTGTGCCTGTCACTTCGGATAATTGCGCCCAAGCGTACCATCCGACATCCATAACGTGCAAGCGGTAATACAGTTGAAAGTCCTCAGTGCATCCGTCCTGTTTGCGTATCTCGATGCCTTCCATCCGCAAGCCTTGACCTGTTGTCCCTGCCACTTCACCCGGGAGCTTCCAATCCTGCCATCCGATGTTTTGGATATGGACACGGTACTTAATCGGCAGGTTGGTGCGAATAACGATGGCCTCCATCCTTAAAGACTGGCCTGTCGTGCCGCCGACTTGACCTTCAAAGTAATTATACATCCACCCCTTATTTTGAACGTGGACGTCATACATTAAAAAACTCATGAAGCCACCCCACTAACATAACGTTCGTACCACTCCGCGTAATCATAGGTTTGTCGCGCTTCGCCTGTTATCGGGTCAACGTTACGGATGACAACCGCTTTAATAGGTTCGGTCGTACAACGGCAGTTCGGATGAAATTGAGGTGTCGTTACACCCGGTATATTGTCCTTTTGGTCAACCGTTGTCATATGAAGCGCCGCGCAACGTTCACAGGTTTTCATGTCCAACGTTGCCAATATACGAACCTTTTCCACTTCGTAATAATCAAAAACGTCCTTCTGTGCTGTTTGCTGAAAATGCGCCGACTCGGTGTCAACGATACTCACGGCGTTGCTTCGAGCACTGTCAATCTTTTTTAAAACTTCCTGCGCCAACTGACTGTAAGCTCGGTTTAATATCAACCCCTGCGCTATTAACGCTTTAAGGGTTTGTTTCAACTTTTCTTTGTTCGTCCATATCCGTTCTGAGTAAAGCATTCCGTCATTCGCCCACGGTGTCTCAAGCGTTTCTCTCACTTTGCTCTCGTCAACCGTTATCCCGGAAAACCGATTCATCTGTTCCTGCAGGTCATAAGCGGTGCGAAAAAACATTCCAAGGTATTGTGTTCTAAACAGTTCGTCAAGCGTACCTTTTTCATGGCCGTATATCTCTTCAAGCTTTTGGTAAATATGGACTTCCAATGACTCAAGGCGTGTTATCCGATTGACAAGCACCAAGCGTTCAAGCTCGGCGCGCCATTCGTCTGAATAGTCAATCGTCTCTCCAAGTTTGATATAATCCTGAACGTCATTCTTGAATTGAATCAACTCATTGTTAGTCAGGTAAATCTGCGCCGTTTGATAATTCATCGCCTTCGGGTCATAAAAGCGTCCGTACCACTCAGCCAATTTTCTGTCGATGGCGTTAATCGCCGCGATATAAAGCGCCGCTAACTCCTCGTTATATTCATCAACATAGCCGAGCATAATCATTTTGGTGATGACCGCTCTTTTTTGCCAATATGTCAGCTTTTCCATTATGTCCGCCATCCTTTAGCGTACTTCGCCAAAATAAGATGATGGTTAAGGTCGATGTCGGCTTCCATATTGTGCCATTCTTTATATTCTTGTAATGTCACGCTGAAAACATAATCGTTGCAGTTATCACTATCCTGTTCAACGTTCCACTCCTCAAGCGTCACCTTTTCATTGACGATGTTTTCAAACCGTCCATCTGTCACGATGAATTGAATCGTCCTTTTTTGGTTTTTGATGTTTTTCAAATAATCAATCATGATGTCAGGGTTTCTCAAACTGTCCTCAAATTCATAATGCTCTAACGGAAGTTTCGGATTGCTTAGTGTGAAGTCAAACTGCCATGTTGCGAGACCGCTTCGCTTCGTCCAACTCACTTCATTGCCGTTGAACATATGGATGGTCTCGTTTTGATTCTTCGCTTCGTAATTCCATGACGAAGGTGTAATCGGCAGTAAATACTCGTCAAAATAAAAGCGATAAGGAGCGTCAACTTCGCCCCTTAATTTATCGCTATAATCAACAGTTGCCCAATATTCGTTGTTTGTCAAATTGACTGTATAATCATCGGCCATCATTAACCTCCATGATAAGCAAGCGGCTGATAAGCAAGCTCTTCTTTTAGATATTGTCCGAGCTTCGTTGCCACGTCTCTGATGTCCATATCGCTCGATACATTGACGTTGTTCATGTTGACGTTAATCACCACATCGCCCAAGCCGTTTCCGCGAGATTCTTTCGACGGTGCGAAGGCGCCGTTAGCGGATTCGTTGATGGCTCTCATGCTGTCACGGTTATTCAGCACCGTTTCGCCGCCGCCGAAGTTGACCAATTCCGGACCGTTTTCACCGACCCATGCCCATCCTTTTCGTGCGCTGTTTGTACCGCTTGCGTATCCGTACCAACCGCCGCGGCGCGGTCCTACAACGGCTTCGATGCTTCCGTAATTTGCGAGTATATATCTAATACCTGCAACGATGTTTGACAGTGGGTCGTAAATGTTAGGTGACAGGTTCGGCAATCTGTAAGCGTTAAAGGTTGAACCGATGGTCTGCATCAGCCCACGTGACGGGTCGCCCATCGCGGCGTTGGAGTCCCAAAGGTTGATTGCGTTAGGATTGCCGCCTGATTCTGCCTCAATAAGCATAAGGATGTCGCCAACATATTGCTCGGATTGGCCTGTTAAGCGCAAAGCCTGACGGACGACATCTGCCCATTGAGCGACACCTGCGCTGGCTGAGTAACCGCCAATCGGTTCCATACTGACTGTACCTGCGCTTTTGACGATGCCTAGGATAACACGTTCATAAGCTTCTTTAATTGCTTCGGCCAAGGATGAACCATCATCCCCAAAACCACCGCCGGGATATCTAATGTAATAATCCCACGGGAAATCATAATATGGAATGATACTTGCTTCAGTTCCCGAACTATCCCCCGGCATTCCGTCATAGTTATCATGGAAGCCTGCGAGTTGACCGTTTCCGATTGCCCATTCCACATGAGCGGATTCGTTCATCACGATGTCGCCCTTTTGAGGGTTGCCATTGTTCGGGACTTTTTGCCATCCAAGGTTAAATAGCGAATTAGCGACACCTGTGGTGTCCCAACCGTCACCCATGTCAAAGCCTGCTTGACGCAAAGCCCATGAGATGGATGACGCGCAGTCAAAGTCTGTCGGACCGTGTGCGCCGAAAATATAACCGTAGGTATTGTCGTTGACCATGCCGAGGAAGTATTTCAAAGCTTTATCGCCTTTTCCGCTTCCGGGCACGCCTTTGACATATGAACCGCCGTCAAACTCGTTCATCCAATCAACAAGCTTCATGCTGTCGCCCTGCAAGTATTTAACCAATACATCAAGGTCAATGTTGCCCTTGCCAAACGCGCCCTTCATGTCGTTGACAATAGCCTTCACAAAAGCGACTAATTGTGTGCTTGTTAAACCGTTGATAAAGCCTTCGCCTGTGTACATCCCATATTCAGTTGTAACTTTTGAAGGTGAATGAATCCCTAAGCCTGTGATAAATGCGTTTTTAACAGCGGCAACGAGATTGTTTGTTGTATCAACAACGTTGCTAATTTGAGAAGCCATCCCATTTCTGAGACCGACCATCATATCAACACCGTATCGCATATAAAGCGAAGGCAAGGATGCTAAGTAATTATTAATATTCTGCATCCCCGACACAACCGATTTAAAGGTGTTGCCAATTTCCGATTCAACGCCCGCCTTAATCATGCTGTAAGCGTCAATCATTTGCTGAGCTTGTAAAGCGCTGTCGGCTGTTGTAAAGGCGTGGGTGTCCTCTTGCGTTGATACGACCGCCGTTTGATACTGTGCCATATTCGCCTGAACACCTGTCGGCATGGTGTTATCCATTGTCGCAACTTCACCGACCTGCGGTGTTACGGTGGGAGCGGCAATTCCTGTGATTGCGCCTGCCGCGCTGTTCATCATGGATAGCGCCTTCGGCATCGCGTTGGCAAACCCGACTGCGATTCCGAGCGGTAAATACTTCCCAACCTTATCGGCCATCAGTTTTGACGGCGAGTTGATTTTGTAAGCTTTTTGCGCGTTTCCGACAAAGCTTAGCATGTTGCTAAGTATCTGGTCTCCGACCGTCCCCTTTGTCGCACCGCTGACACCATCAGCGATACCTCTGATAATGTTTCGCCCAAGCTCCGACCAATCGTAATCGAGAATCTTGTTAAACTGTTCAACGAACCAATTGTAAACATTCTGCCCAAGGTTAGTGACCGTTTCGGAAATGGCATCGGTCATGTTAATGATGCCTTGATTGATGCCTTGAATAATCTGATTTCCGAGTGACCACCAATCCGTTGTGACAATGATTTCTCCGATTTTCTGAACGAGTGTAAACACCGCCACAATGATATGAGGAATTGAGATAATGATACCTTGCGCCAAAGCGATAACAATCTCGCCTGCGCAAAGGATGATGTCAGGCAGATAGGTGATGATGCCTTGAATTAATCCGCTAACAATGTTCGGCAGTGAATCAATAAACACAGGCATACTGTCGGCAATAGCGTGAGCAAAGCCTTTAAGCATCCACAAAGCGCCGTCAATAATCAGTCCGATGTTTTGTGCTAAACCCTGAACAAATCCCATGACCGCCTTTGTGCCTGCAACGGCCATCTGCGGAACGTTTTCCGCGAAGCCTTTAATTAAGGTTAAGGCCATCTGACCGCCTGCGTTGACAATTGCAGGTGCGTTTCTCGCCAAGGCCGTTAGACCTCGCGTAATGAGTTCAGCACCGTTTTTGATTTTCTCAGGAGCGGTTTTTTCAAAGTCATCCGCGAAGTGGTCAATAATCATCGGACCATCGCGTTCGGCTGTGTCAATCATCCGCATGATGGAATCTTTAAAAGCGCCTTCCATTGTGCCGAGCGCCATCAGCAGACCGCCGCCTGCCGTTCCGACCGCGAACAAGCTTCCAATCGCCAAAGCAATCGGTGCGCCGAATGATGAAATAAAGGATGTCAAACCGCCGAGACCCGATGCTAATGTTCCTTTTAATCCAACAAGCCCAGTTTGAATCTTTTTAGCACCGTCTGAATTAAGTGCTGTCGATATTTTTTCGCCTATTGACGCTCTTAACTGTTTCCCCGGAAGTTCAGGAAGTTTATAAGCTTTTGAGTTCAAAGCGGCTGAATAGGGATATAACGTGTATGGATTATTGAAATTAAGGTTTTTTAATATCGCGTTTGACTTCGGTTCGGTTTTTTTATGGTTGGCAAACATACTAAGCACGTCTGGCGTTGATGCTTTCTTATTAGAACCAACGCCTGAATATTTACCTTTCGTGCCTAAAAAGCCTTCCCATGTTTTGATTGTCGAGTGGTTGCTATAAATGTCGGTTTTGTCTCTGTTTAAGAAACCTTCCAACGTTTTAATTGCCGAATTATTATTATAAATGTCAATTTGATCTCTATTGCCTCGAAGCGTACTAAAAAATGATTTAAAGCTAACTTGATGACTATTATAAAGGTCAGCGAGACCTGTTCCTGATTTTGGTTTCGTTAATGGTTCTATTGCTTTATATCCGAAACCGTTTGAAAGCTTTTTAGAGGCTTTAGAAACGCCGCTGAGTTTCGCTTTAACGCTATCAGCGAATGTCGAGAATAACCCCGATGAGCTTGCAAGCCCATTCGACACATTCATCCTGAACGCGCTCATGAAGTTTGCTTTTCCGATGGTGGATAGCGACTTGTTTGACTTCTGCGAGAATGTTTGAAAGCCCTTGAAAAGCAAGCCCATTTTCTGACCATCACCAAACATCATGGTGAGCGGATTAAAGCCGATTGAGCCAAGAACCGATGCGATGGATGACAGTTTAGCGAACCCTGCTAAGGCAGGTGTCAGCGCTAATAAAGGCGGTAGCATTGAAGCAATGGCATCGGCTATTTCCCCGATGCTATTCGCCGTCTTCGGGTCGTTTAACCTTTCCGCGAGCCTGTCAAGGAATGGAAGCGCCGAGTTGATTAAGTTTTGAAAGCCGCTCATAGCGCCTTTAAAGAGCCTGTCAAAAGCTTTTGTTTTGCCAAGATCGTTAATCTTGTTATAGACAGGCTCTAAGGCGTGCATTCCGTCATTTTTGAATATCTGCCACATTTGAGAGAAGGTGAAGCGCATAGTTTTCATCTGCGCGTCCGTCTCATCAGCGGCTTGTAAGACGGCGTTCTTAATCACGTCTGTGGTCAGTTTCCCCTCAAGGGATAACGCCCTAACCTCGCCGCGAGTAATGTTTAGATATTTAGCGACACTATTTAAAATCATCGGCGCTTGTTCGGCGATTGACCTAAATTCATCACCACGTAGCGCCCCAGCCGCCAAGCCTTGCGATAATTGAAGGGAAGCGGCTGATTGCTCAGCGGATGTCGCACCGCCGATAATAAATTGCTTTTGTACTGTTTCAGCAAACTTAATGAGTTCGTCGTTGGTGGAAAAAGCGCCTTTCGCATTGTTCCCGATTTTCGTCACGAAGTTTGCCATGTCACGATATGACGACCTTGAACGGTTCGCCGCCTGATGAATTTTCTCAAGCAACTCTTCGTTCGTTTGAAGGCCGTCATTGACAAAATTAACGCGAGCGGCCATCTGTACAAAACTGTCGGATGCTTCAATCAAGCCTTTGACACCGATAAAACCGCCGATGGTCGCCGACAGGCGCATGACTTTCGCTGTCACGGAGTTCAGGCTATTCGCCATCATTGTGCCTGCTTTAGACACGCCGTTTGCCATCGCTCCTGCTTTTGTACTGACCGAAGTTAAGCGGTCGCCTGTCTTAAGACTTGAGTTTTGCAAGCGCCCGAAGGCGCTGTTCAGATTGCCAATCTCGCGTTCAATATTCTTAAGAGGAGCAGTCATGCCATCGGTTAAGGTAATAGGTACTGATACACCGGGCATAATTCATCCTCCTTTCATTCGATGTTTAACGCCCTTTTCTTTTCATCGCTCGTTCTTGTTCTTTTCGCTCTTTTTTCTGTCGTTCCGCTTCAATCTCAAAACTCGCGATGAAAAAGGCTTTAATGGACTTATCCGCATATACGAAGTCAAGGACATCCTTCGCCGTCCAATGATGGTCTCTGATGCCGATATGGACAACAGCGCCCTCGCCTCCTGCGGATATTAGTTTTTTGCTTCTTCAACGTCCTCAGGTGTCACGCCGTTTGTCGCTGAAAGTTCAAAGACCTTCGCCACGTACTGCGCGTAATCACCCGGCAATGATAACAGCTTCTTGAGCAATCTCTTTTCACCCATCACACCGTAAGACTTTTGAAGTTCGGCATTTTGAAGGTCAGGATAAACCGTACAAGTGCAAGCGACCTCGAGTTGATACTCAGCGGAGTCCACACGTTCGTCCCATGTCTGCGTATTGCGGTCAAAGGTTCTTTTGGTGTTCCGCTTTTCAATCGCCGTTATCTCTTCCAGGGTCGGCGCTCTGAGCTCCCACTCAACAGGCTCGCCGTTCTTGTCCTTAATCCTTGTTGTCGCCGCGTATTTGATGGTGTGAATCGGTTCAAGGTTGTTAGCCATGAATAACTGTAAATTGCCGCCGTTGTCATTGTTTTTCGTTGCCATAATAGCCTCCTTAAAATTTTGATTGATACAAGAAAAGGCGTGGACTTTTTATAGCCCACGCCGAAAGCAAAATCTTTATCGAGCGGCGTCTCCAACGCCTTCGATAACATTGTAAACCGAGTTTGTTTCCAAACCGTCAAAGGTGAAGTCATAGTCCTGATTCAAGAGTGAATCATCAACATCTAACTTCGTGACAGGCACGCTGTCCATAGTACAGTTTTTCAAAATAACGTCCTGTGTGCCGATTCCTGAGCCGGGGTCGTAGTTGATGACCTGCATATCGAAGGAAATCGGTGTGCCATTATCAAGGTAATTCTGCATCATTTCCAAGAACATGGAAGTGACAGCCTGAATGGTGAATGAACCCGAGCCTTCAACGGATGTAATCTTATGGGCTTTTTGACGAGTACCCAAGCGTCCAAAAGATTCTTTGTTGATATCATATGAAGCGTCAAGCTGTGTGACGTTCATGAGGTTTAGCCATTTGCCGTCTTTTTTGATATAGCATTCGCCCTCAGCACCGTTGACAACGGCAGATTCAGGCATTAAAACACGATTATTCGCCATGTCTTATTCTCTCCTTTCCTTATCCAATCACTTCCGTGATATACAAGCGTTCCATGGTCTGAGCAATGGTGATTGCGTCATTCATGACAACGCCCTGAGCATCAGTGGCGGATGCTTCAACAGTCATCGCGCTTGCGTCATAAGGTCCGATTGCGCCGTTGGCCGCGAGAGCGGTGCGGATGGCAACGAGGTCACTGCGGAGCTTAGAGCGAGCTGTCTGTGTGTTGAGATATACGCCGATGTAATTTTCATTAAACAGCGCGCCGTCCGCTGTCGCGAGGTAATTAAGCACTCTCATAGTCTGATTAAGACCGAAGGCTTTTCCTTTATCATCGGTATAGGTGACAAAAGAGTTGACATCACGCAACACGCGTACCACATCGTCAGTGCGGTGGAAAGCGAACACACCTGTCTGTGAAAAGACTTCAAGCTGTGCCTGAGTGAAGTTTGTGTTAATGTCATGTTCACCGTCATAAACCATACCTGTGCAAGAGTTATTAAGCGCGCATCCTGCTTGCGCACCTGCGACCCAGTAAACAAGCGCGTGCGCTCTGTTATCATCGTTGCAAGTGTTTTTCACTTCGGTGATGTATTCATTGTCAGCACCTGTTTCGGTAACTTTAGTAATCAACTGGAATTTGATGCCGAGTTCTTCGACAAGGCGTTTCGTATACGCTGTATAGACAGCGATGGTCGCCGCGTCATCAACAGGACAAACAAGCGCGTCAAAGCGATATGATTCAAAAGCGGTCAAAGCGGCCAAGTGATTAGCGCCTGTGACGGTTGAAGCGTTAGCGCCGCCTGTCAGCGGAGTTGATGCTGTTGCTTCGAGTTCAAAGGTTTTCCAAGTGACCCAATCATTAGCGACAAGTCCTGTGGAAGCGGTGACAGTTTGTTCGTCCTCTTCCACACCGTCAACGATGGTCGTTACAATGAAAGCACCTTCGGTTTCGGAGCTTGCCACGATTTTGATAGCAATCTTATTACCATAAGTCCCTGTGTACTTCGCTTCCGCGAAAGTATTAGAAGCTTTTGTACCGCCGCCGTTTAAGCGATAAAAATACGCTCTGGTTGCGTGTTTAAAGACTTCTCTCACGTCAATCAGCTCGGGTGCTGTTGCGTCATAACCGAAAATCTTATGAGCATTTTTGGAAAAATCGTCAACCGTTACGCCGAAAACGCCTGTATCAACGCCCCAATCAAGCTGAATCGGGCAAGCGACACGGCCACGGTCTCCATAGTTGCCGTTATAAGAAGCAACTGAAACAGTGTTAATGTAAGTACCGGGCAGAATCTTATTCTGCGCCGTCCAAGTACCACCGCCGAAAGCCATTACTTAACCTCTCTTTCTGTGAAAGCTTTAATCACCTTATCCACATCGCCGTGTGTATAGGTTTTGCCGTCCTCAAGTGTTGCTGAAAGCACATCTTTAAAAGCAACGTATCTCTTGTCTTTTAAGATGGCTTCTTTTGTGAACACCGCCGTTGTCGCAACGGCTTTTTCTGTTTTTTGCTTTTCAGCCATAAAATCAGTCCTCCACGTTAATGTTTTCATCCATGCTATCCATCGGCAGGTCGTCATCGTTTTGATAAGCCCACCTTGCCCGATATGTCACGCGGCAATGGATGTCGCCTTCCACGACGATAACCTCGGGTTCGTTGTCGGCGGTCAGTGTCTGACCGTCTACTTCGATATACCGAAGCACCGCAGGCAAGGCTTCTTCCTTCTCCCATACGTCTCTCGCTTCGGCATCCCTGTCGGATTGCTTAAACGGCAGATAAACCACGTCAAAAGGGTATGTTTGTTGAAAGTAACCGCCGATTCTCGGTTGATGAATCACATCGATTTTTTGTATTAAAAAAGCAGGTGCATCTAAGCCCTGCTCGACCGTTGATTGATATATTTTTGTAATGTCGGGAAAAGCTTCCCGAAGGTTTTTCGCTATTCCGCTCGCGATTTTGTAAATCATAGCCGACCTAACTTCTCTCTTAGTTTCTCCTCAATGCGCTTTTCAACATAAGAAGGAGCTTGATATTCAACCTCCATCGCAGGAATCAGGAAATAATATTTTCCTTGCACCCAACCGTTATGGTCGCGTGTTCGATGCCCCCAGTCAACGTACTCGGCATAATACACGTTGTTATAAACATAAATGTAATAATCATTACCTCTGCGCCCGACTTCTAAAGTTGTTAATCCTCCGGGGTCACCGTTTTTATCAGGGCCAGCCCCGTAACCGCTCTTTAAAGTTCCAGTGCGTTCTGGTGTTGTTCTCATTACCTTCTCGATAACCTTTGAAGCCAAGTCTTTAACAAGTTGAACATAAAGGTCATCGAGTTCGTTTGATGATAATTTGTAAATCTGGTCAGCGAGGTTGTCAAGCTCGTGTGTATCGACTTTAATCGTACAAGTATGTCCAACGCCTGTGCTAATCATGCTTTATCCTTAAATAACTCAACGGGGATTTCCTGATGATTCATATAGAACCTCGGTGAACCGCTCCGCTCGTATTCTTTAGTGACACCGTATTGTGTGACGGTGAAGCGACATCCCTCAGGTATGACGGGTTCAGGCGGTAAGAACAACCTGACTTCGCCTTCAACGGCGATATAGCCTGCGTCCTTAATCTCGCCAACGGGATTCCTACCATAAGCCGATGCCGACTTGCTGTGAGAGAGCCGGCACGGTACAGTCTCATAAATTTTAACGAGTTCTTTATGAGTTAGGTAATCCTCACCCTGTACGTCCTTTAGGATGTAAATGTCGCATACACCGTCATATATCAATTCGATGCCGCGTCTAATATTCGGAAAGGCCATTCCAATTCACCTTCCTGAAAGCGACTAATTGCGCGGTATAGTCTTTTAAAAAGCCCTCCATAAACTGCTCAGGAACAACGTTTCCGTATTTAACGGTCGCGTCCCCTTCGGTTACACTGGTGACTGATAAATTAGTACCGTCCGCGCCTAAGCCGCCGTTTCTGAAAAAGTCAAGCGCCATCTCATAACCGATAAACTCAAGTTTTTTCGGATACTTCTTAAGATGGCAAAAGTTTTTAACGGCCTGTTCAACATATCTGCAAGCGAATAACAACAGCGCTTCATCAACAACAGGCTCGGTCGTTGTCGTTTCCGTGGTCGTTTCCGTCTGCGACTCATCGTCAACCGTGTAAGCCGTTGTTGTTGTCGTTGTTACTGTCGTCTCCACGTTGCTCCCGATTACCAATGTTTTGAGCATCTCGGGGTCTAATACGTCCAAGCCAGTTGTTGTGTCAGCCATCTTAAGATACCGTCCCGATAAATACGCGGTCTGCGTAAGGGAATGTAATCATGGCCGATGCCGCCGCTTTAATCCATTCAGTCACGGGGTCAAAAGTAGTCATGTGCGCCACGGTCACTTTTCCAAGTTGTTGTGTTGCGTAAGCTACTTCCTTCACAAGTTGACGTTCCTCTGCGGTGGGGCCGTAAAGGGTATCACCAAGTTTGTCGGCGGGCATAAAAACAATGGTGTCCTCGTCAAAGTAACGTTTAGCGGTCGCGCCGTCTCTGTACTGTTCATCATAGGTCTGAATGGTGGGAAGCCCCATTCCGGCAAGCGCCTGATTGAGTTGCGGTTTCGTCAGAATCATGTCCTTGTTGATGCCGAGAATAGCGGTTCTCACTTTAGCGTCTTTCAGGATGATGTTTAAGACCTTGCGAGAGGTCAAAGCGCGTGTCGGTGTGAAGCCTGTGTCGGCCACGATGGTGTCAACATCGGTATAAATATCACCGAGAATATCGGGTGTTCCCGTTGACCAAGCATGGGAACCTTTGTGATTGTTAGGCACACCGTAGTTGATGGTCTGACGATAATTGTTTTCGTTAATCACAAGCCTTCCTGTGGTCAACGCTTCGCCGCGCATCGCTTCCACTCTCGTGTAAATAGATTCAACGAGGCGGTCAACATCATTGTAGACCTGATTGCGCACCATGTTAAATTCCGCATCGGTTCTCGGGTTTTCAAGAGCAATAATCTCTTTTTCACGAAGCGGAATCTTTTTCTTAATGAGTGCTAAGTCCGCGATGTCCTTTTTGAAACCTTCACGGTCGCCAATTTCCGCTTCGGTGTCAAAAGCGTGGATATGCGCTGTGACGGGTTTGTCGGAAGCGCCGCGAATCATCTCGATGGTCAATTCAGATTGTTTTGATTCAGGGAATAGTTCGGATAATACACGAGGTTTAACAGGTGCTAAGCTCGTATAATCAATTAAATTTTTTGCAGACAGAATATCTGCAACGCTAATTTTTTGAGTCATCTGTCACACCTCCTTATTTCAAAATAATATGCGGTAAAGCTGTCTCAACCGTTTCTTTAATGGTGGCATCATAGTCAACGTCTTCGCCGTAATAAAGCTTGTTGCCTTTGAGGAAGCCGCGTTCAATGATGGAAACCGCCGCGTTGCCAAAAGTGACATCGGCGTCTTCAAACAACACACCGATGGGAGCGGTTGTGAAAGAGCCTTCCGAAATGGTGGTCACATCACCGTTAGCGTCAATGAAGCAACCTCTTTTGACAATCTTTTTGCCATAAGCGTCCGCTGTCACGTTGTCGGGTCTGACTGTTTGCGTGAAAGCGTTGAAATCTGCGGAAGCCAAAATTTCAGGTGAAATAACGACTTCCTGATAATCACGTTCGTAAAACATCGTTTCTCCTTTCAAGCGTTATCGCCAAAGTGATTCTGATTGCGTTTTGGAATCAATAGCCGCTCGCTTTTGCTCAGCCAACTGCGCCCCGAAGCTTTTCGGTGAAGGTGTTCCACCTGCTTTTGGTGTGTAAGCTGTTTTCGGTTCGGCTTTTTCGGCAGGTTCGCTTTCCGCTTCGGCGCTTTCCTTCTTTTCAGGTTCGGCAGTCTTAAACAGGTAAGGTTCGCTCTCAGCCAATGATTCCAACTGCGCATCAAGACCTTTAAGCTTGCCGTTTTTGTCAAAGCTCACGCCGTCATAATCCAAAAACGGATGTACCGCCTTCGGGTTATGCGCTCCTGCTTTCATTAACTCCGTGTCAATCGCCGCGTCAAGTTTTGCTTTCTCAGCCGCCTTCTCGATTTTTTCTTTTTCTGCCATCAGGTCACTGTTAGCGGCCTTAAGACTCTCAATTTCCGTCTTAAGACTTTCAACTTCACCCGATGCGGTGTTTTTGGCCTGAGCGATGCTCTTGCCGTGTTCAGCCAAAACAGAATCCATCTGTTCAGCGGTCAATCCGAGTTCTTCACAATACTTGCGTGTAAGTGCCATAATCTCACCTCTCTTAAAAAAATACGTTATTTGTTACACGGGAACGCCCGTGAAAAAAGGGAGCTTTTGATGTCGGTGCGCTCCCTGTACACCGTCTAAGGAGGGAAGGCAGTCAAAGCAGTTTAACGCCATACTTAGGGCAAGCGCCTTCCTTCCGATTAGTCTAATGGATGCTCGGCCAACGCCTGCGACTCGTCTTTGAGATGAGGTGTTTGACCGTAATAACTTTGTGCCAAGTCCGTGTCGCTGTTCTTTAACCGTTCGAGTTCCGTTTCCACATCGTCAACAAACGGATGGTTCGCGACTAAGGTTTCCTGCGATACAATACCGAGCGATAATTGAGCAATCTGCGCCGTTTCATAATCGTTGCGCACACCGTTACGCCCCCATACCTGAACAACGCTCTCGATGTCCTTGCCAAAGTAATAACGGATGATTGCTTTCACAAGTTCAGCAAAGCCTTGCCTAAATTCTGTCTCCATCAGGCCAGCCTTCAACTCAAGCAAACTGTATAGGTACTTAAGCGCCACACCGCTGACATCGCCGTAATTCTCGGGGTTCGTATCAACGCCCATGCCGTCCTCAAAAATGGACTTGCGGTAATGTTTCAACGCCATCTCGCGAGCCTGCACAGGAATCTCAATGTTTAAGGTCTCAACACCTGCGTTCGGCGTTTCTTCCGTCTCAACGCTAATGACTTTGTATTCCTTAAGCGTCTCATGGAAAGACCCCAAATCCTCGCCTGCGTAGTCCTTAAGAATCAAAATGACTTCCTGAATGTCCTCAAGGTCGTTCATTAGACCGCTGTTCACCTTGTCGTAAGAATCTATATGCGCCTTAACTCTCAAAAGGTCATCTGTATGCGCGGCGTTGTTATAACAAGGGATAAACGGCACACGGCCATATCCATGTTCAAATACGTTCGTGCTATCAGCATCCTCGGGGTCAATCATTGAGCGGTATAAAAACTCATTGTATGGTTGCAGGAAGTCAATAGCGTTTTTTCTGTCTTTATAAAAGGCGTAACAATAGGTGTCGTCCCATATCTCGTAAACGTCATATTCCTTGCCGTTCTCCTCATCGAGCATCACGTATTCGCGAAGCACCCTCACAAGGCGTTGCTCTAAATCCGTTGAATACTCAGGGAACACATATGGAACGGGCGCGTAATGAAAGCCGTTGTCATCCGTCCAATAGTGAAGCCAAGCCACCGTAGCGTTGGAAGCTTCCACGCATAACTCCTGACAGACCTTCGGCCACTTGTCACCCAAGGTGTCAAAAATCTTTTTGTTGTATTCCGTGTTATCCACATCAAACAATATCCGCTTCGTGAACAGATAACTCGTCTTTTGGTCAACTAACAGCGGATAAAACGCCGATGGAATCCTATTGTCCGCTGTTCGGATGTCACCATTCTTTTGTGACGCGTTTTTCGGAAAGCGGTTAATATCGCCGTCCATGTAGTAATAGCTCCGACAAAGGTTTCGGCGCTTAATAGCGTCATCGTAAAACTCTTCCTTGCGCCTGATTAAATCAATCGCTTGCTTTAAATCCATCGCCTCACCTCCTTATTTCAAGAAGCGCACGCCGCTTCGTCTCGGCCTGAGAATCGTATAACAAAAATAACGCAGGGCATCCATCGCGTGGTCATTGACCTTAATCGGTCGTTCGATTGCCTCGTTTGAATCGTCCCAAGCGTAACCGTCTATCTCTTTGATGAAGTTCACACAGGATTCATCGACGCAAATCTTATCCTGATTAAACAAAGACGCCGTTGTGCGGATACCGTCTAGCACGTCATTCTTAGCGTTTTTGACTTTGTAACCCCGTTGCAAAATCTCCTCACGGAAGGAAGCCGCCGCAGGGTCAATAATGACCGCTGTCGGAATTTCACCATCAAGAAAACTTTCAAAGTCCTCTGCGTATTGTCGGTCGGTTTTCATTCCTCTCGCGCCGATTCTCGCCGTCTCGGTGCGGCCGCTATGATAATATTCTTTTGTCAGACACCAACGGCCATCCTTAAGCGGTCGCCAAAGTTGAAATGTTGTCGCGTTTTGCGTGCCGTAGTCAATCGCCACATAAAGCTTGCCGTGACGTTCAAACTCAGCGGATGAAGCGTCAATGATATGTCGGTCGGCGGAAAACATCGGATAAATAGCACCTTCCGCTTGTTTCCACTCACCTAAGATTAAGCGGTCATAATAAACCGTCCCTGCATATTCCTTGCATAATTGCTCGACAAACTCTTTTGGTAAGTAATCGTTATCAAAAATAGTATAGTGCTGAATATAGGCGTCAATGTCAGACTCTAAAAATTCCTTTAGCCAATGTGAGGGATTCTCGGGGTTACAAGCGCCATCAAAGCAACTGTACGCCTTGTCTAACCTTGACTTAAGTATCTCGAAAACGTCGGGATTCCACTTCGCTATTTCATCACCGTAGCAATACTTGATTGAAGCGCCTTGGATTTTCGCGACTTGTGTTACTTTTTCAGCACCAAGGCAATACACAGGTTCGCCGCCGACGTAAGCGGTGTTTCGGCTGTTAATGGTTGATACGTTAGCTAAACCGTAAATATCGCGCATCGGCTCTAACACGTTTCGTTCAATGGTCTCACGTGAAACGCCCAAAATAGCGTTCAAGCCTGTTTTCCCTTTTCTCTCCTGCACCCGATAAGGGATGGTGAAAAAGGTGTCAACGTAAGACTTCCCTGAACGAACAGCGCCGACTTTGATGTTCCATCTCGCGTTAGCGTTGCGAATAAATTCATTCTGCTTCGCTGTCAGCATTGCTCTTAACCGCCTGTAAGATTTCATTCATCTTGTCGATGCTTTCCGTATCAGCTTCAACAATCTGTTCGCGTTGCCCAAGGTAATTTTTCCCAAGGAAGATAGCCATTGCCGATGATTTTTCCGACAAGGCGAGTTGATTGCGTCTAACACTTAGCTTCAAGCCAAGTGTCCCGAATTGCTCGCTGTATTGCTTAAAAGTCATGTCAAAGTTCTTTTTGCAAAAATCATAAATTTTAGACTTTGACGCAGGATTCCCTTCGGCATCTCGAAAAAACCATCTGACTTCCTGCTCAGAACATCCAAGCGCAACAAGGTCCTCAAATTCACGGACGTTAATCTCCCCTAAATCGGTTCTGTCCTTCACGCGGCTCACCTCCTTTCAGGCAAAATAAAAAAAGGCCGTTAAGCCTTGCGTTTAATTAAATATCTCTGGAATTTGTAAGTTCCATCGGGCATGGTGGGCTTGACGCTGTCAATAACCTCGAATTCATCAGGGTTATGGTTTGACATAAACGTAATCGGCACTCCCATCACCCCATCATAATCACATGGGACGTCTTTAAGCGCGCCGACTTCTATTGCATCATAATCAGCATAATGAGGATACTTCTCAGGCGTATAATGCGCAGTGCATTCGAGGTGTTTAACAACATCATGGTGAACATTAGTAACCCATACTATTTGTCGCATCGAACGCATCAAACGACCGTCGTGCATCTCTAATTTGTCTAAAACCTCACTCGGCGCATCGTTAGGTACATCAAACCAATAACTCACGCGGTTAGACTCACTCCCGTACCATACTTTCCCAGCCAAAACATATGGAAAAACGTTGGAATAAGAACCACACATCAAGTGTCCGAGAATAATAAACTGTTTCCCCGATGCATACACTGTATCGAAAAAATCACGCCAAAGCGAAAACGGAGGATTCGTCACCACAATATCGCACCATTTCAGAAGTTCCTTGCATTCGTCACTTTGATAACGACCATCGGCTATACCGCTGACCGTCTCCCGAATACCGTCATACAAAAACTTCTCGCCTTTGATGCCTGTCGCCATCAACGCTTCTAAACCAAATTCATGAAAATGGTCTTTGAAATACTTATAAAACGCCGACGTATTGTCATCACAATTACAATAAATCCGTTTCCCTTTAAACGAATCCTTGTAATGAATCATCTCTTTAGCGACATCCTCATACCGAGTATAATATTCATCATACCGACGAGCCTTCGCTTCATCTAAATGTTTAACGCCCATATACACTCCTTAGAAAAGAATCCAAAAAATAAAATAAGCGCCCATTCAGACGCTCCTATTTTTTCGTTTACAAGAATATCAGGATATTCAACCATTCTCGGTATAATAAAAAGTGTATACAATAAACATTATCCTTAAAAGAATCTTAAACCATACCCTTCGACCCCAAAAAATTTCCAACTTTCCACGAACAGTATAATACCGATAGGTGTTATACATACCGACGGTATATCACTTACTCAACCTCTATCAGTATATACAGTATAAGTAATATACTCGTAAAACATCAGGAGCAAGGCTCCACCATTGAATATTTTGTAACTCATTAAAAACAATCTCCAAAAAATATTTAGCAGGGTCTCCTCCAAAAAAGAGGCCCCAAAAAATATATACCCCCCAAGACCTGCAAATACAAGGTCTTTTTTTACTGCCACAAAAAATATACCCCTATACCCCCTCGAAACGGTCCAAAAAATTCGCGTGAGGTTACGAAAGCGAAAATCTGGAGGCAAAAGGAAGGTGGGGGGGTATACCCTATAGGGTATACATAAAAAACATTATTACAATTTTTTACCCCGTAAAATAGCGCAAAAATCCCCTATTTAAGCCGCGGGAAAAAGATATATTTAACGGCGGCGCGGTAAAATAGCGGGAAAAAGCCCCGCGGCGGCAAAATTAGCGAGTCCGCGTGTGACGGACATTTGTGCGCGTGTACATTAAAGTTATCCATTTCTAACACTTTACGCGCCTTTTGTCACCTTTAAATGACTATTAATCATTAAGTGACAAGTCATTAGATATGTTAGCTGCACGCACCTTGTCATTGTATGATGACTTGGTGTGAGCTTGTACCATGTAGCGTTATCATAGCATGATGCGTATATATGACTTGTTACATATATGCACCTTGTTACTATATGACACCTTGTTGCTTAACGGCACCACTTCAGCTTATTAAAGTATATAGCATACAACTTAATGATGCGCTATTGTTTCGCGCGCTATCCTATTGTATACTATAACGTTTTGACCTATTGTATTGCATACCATTGATTGCTATGCTATTGTATTGCGCGCTATTAAACATAGTGCTATTGTATTATACCCTATTGTATTATACCCTATTGAGCATAGCACTATTGTATTGTATGCTATTAAGTGTTATAAGACTATATGTTATGCTGTTGAGTTGTGTACAATGATTCCCGCTTTAACGCTTTAAAGTGTTACACTTCACCCTGCTGAAGTATATCCGAGTGGATTGGTCTGCTTTACTTAGTTAAAGTAACTCCGAGTGGGTTACTATACTTTAGCTTAATAAAGTATATCCGAGTGGAATGGTCTGCTTTAGCTAAGTAAAGTAAATGTATCGACTTCAATACACTAAAGTAGACTAAGATGGTCGGGTTTGCTTTAGCTAATTAAAGTATAGTAAACTTGTCTGAATTGCTTTAGCTTGTTAAAGTGCTAATTACTTTATTATAGTAAAGTGTTAAAGCAATTAGCGCGCGCGTATTAAGTTGTTATTTAAAATACACTAAAACGCCGTTAAAGCCGCCTAAGCTAAAGTTTAAGCGATTTTTTGGCTTTTCCTATATGTTTATATACCTAAAATAATAAGCGCTTAAAAAGCGTTTTTTATTTGTGTTTAAACAACTTTTTTTAATCACATATACGTAAATAACCTAAAAAAATAAAGTTGATTATACTTTAAATAAAGCCCAAATAAGCGCATTTCCGGATTTTCGGCCGCGGAAAAAAAATCATAAAAAAGCTAAAAAATGCTATTT